CACTGCCTGAGGTTGGCTGCTGCGCTGCCGTCCACTGCTAGCGATTCGGTTAGGACAAAGCGACGTGCACCGCGACGGCCGCGGCTTGTGACGCGAGGCTCACCGCCAGAATCACCGACGTGGGCGTCACCCGCACCCTTGATCCTCCTCGCCTCACTAGCTTGCTTGCTGATCTCGTTGAGGTCAGAAGCAGAGATGGGATGCTGGCCGGGCTTAAACTTTGGTGTCTCCCTTGGCATCGCTACTCCAGTCTGAGCAGTTCGCGAAAGTCGCCACTGTCGTACATATAGCGAGCTGGGTTCGATGTGCCCGTGCCTGTCCCTGCCTGCTTCGGCCGGTCCCAGGGCGGATTCGCGTTCGACCGCCAAACGTGGTTCCAGCCAGCGAAGGCGTTGTTGCCCAGGGATATTGACCGTTCGATGATGGTCAGCGTGATATTCCAGAAGCCGGCCGTGCCGTCGGAATCGTACTCTCGCCCGGACGTGAAGCCGTCGAATAGCAACGTCTCGGCTGGCCGCCCCCACACCTCTGCGTCATTCACGCAGCCGTTCAAGTCGTCCAGTGCGGTCCACGGCGGATCACTGACCATGTGCCAGTCGTATGTGCGTGTCTTCGTGGGAACGATGATCGCGGCGTTTACGTCCGGAGGAACAACCCCGCTGTCGCTCGACCACACGATGCCATGCTCAGGTAAAGCCATCATCTCATTGGTCGATTCCTCGTGGTACGTCAGGTAGGTTTGGCTCTCGGGGTTCGGGTTCTGACCCTCGGGCCACTGATCGGTGACTCGTTGGCCGCGGTAAGTGATCGTGGCCCGCACGTACTCGTAGGCGTAGTCGATCGAGTCGTAGATGGTTGGGTCGCCGGGGTTGGCTGCGAACGCGGCGTGTGGCGGGTCCTCGGGGCTGTCGGGCACGAACGACACTGTCTGGGCCAGCAGCCACGAGTGGTGCGGATGTGCCGCACGCTTCGTCATCCTGAAGCCCATCGCGGCGATGAAGGTCATCCCGAACAGATTCTGTAGCAGCCGCTCTTGGTCCTTCCCGGCGATGCGCAGCACACGTTGTGCCGTGGCTTCCTGGTCGGAGACACTCAGCGTTCGGCGTAGTTCTGTGTAGGAGACTGTCACGTTCCCAACCCCAGCAGTTCGCGAACCTTCTGCGGAAACTCCTTCATGGTCGTCTCCAGCTTCTCCATGGTCTCGTTGCCTTCCTTGAGCAACGTGTTTCGCGTTTTGTCAAGTCGCTCGGACGATCCTTGCTGCACGTAGCGGTGGTAGGCCGCAGCGCCCATGAACTGCGGACCCTGGGCCGGCGTCTGTGTGGCCGCGTTGAGTTGCGCGCCCAGGTTGCCGCGGTTCATCTGGTACCACTCGCCCATGCCGCCACCGAGTTGCCGGAGCGTGGCTGGTAGCGACTGGAGACCGTAGAGCGACCCCAGGGCACTTTGGCCAAAACTGCTGGCGACTTCGCCGAAGCCCGCTTCACCCTTTGCCTTTCGGATGGCTGATGCGAATGCGGTCTCCATTCCACCAGCGAGGTCGCGGAACGGTTGCCCCATGCCGCTGGTCATTGCCCCGGCGAATGAGCCGTAACGCTGCAGCCCCGATGCCACGTGTGCCTTGCTGCGGTTGTACTCGGCTTCGCGAACCCGAGTTGTTGCCGTGGCGATGATCGGCGCGTGGCGCTTCATTAGCACGTCCCTGCCCCACTGGGTTTCCTGCTTGGCAATCAGGTCGTCACGCTTCTTGGTGGCACGCTGTAAGTCGCGCTTGGTGGCTTCGTATGCCTTGTCGGCCGCCTCTACGGACGCCACGGAACCGACGCCAGTCTCCCGTGCCACATCGCGAGCCTTGGCCGCTGCGTATTCTCCGCCCTTGAGTTTTGCCTGGTCATCCACGATCTCGCGTTGTGCGTCACGGAGGCCCAGCATCTTCTTTAGGTTCTGGTCGAGCACCTCGCCGTAGGACTTGCCGCTCGCGATGGCCTCAGCCCAGGACATGGCGGCGAGGGAACCGACGATACCAAGCAACGCACCGGCTGGACCGGCAGCCGCGCCAAAGGCACTGGCGACGCCGCCGATCGCACTAGCCAACTTCGGCGCGAGGTAGAGGAGTGCTGTCCACTTGGCGACCACTTCAGCAACGCCGACCGCTTGCCGGCGGGTTGCGTAGTCTGCCTCGGCCGCCTTGCTGGTAAGCAGAGTCAGCTTCTCGGTGTACTGGGTGAGGACGGGTAGCAGCTCGTTGCCTGCGACGATCTGGAGCCCCTCAAGGGCCGACTTGAACTTCGTCATACTGCCGGACAAACCCTCCATCTGCACATCGGCGATGTGCTTGGCCGTTCCGCCGGCGTCCCCAAGACGACCTTGGAGTTCTCGCAATGCATCGCCACCTTCAGCCAGCAGGGCGGACATGCCGGGCCCAGCACGTTGGCCAAACGCGGTCATCACCATGCCGACCCGTTCCGCTTCGCCGAGATTGGCCATCTTGGCGTTGAGGTCGTCGACGATATCGGCCAACGGCCGCATGCCGCCCGCAGCGTCCGTCATCTCGACGCCCAGCGACTTGAAGACCTTGTTGGTCTCCTTCGTGCTCCCGGTGAGCCGAGTAACGATGTTCCGCAACGAGGTGCCGGCCATCGCCCCTTGGATGCCCGCGTTGCTCATGGTCTGAATCGCGGCAACCAACTCGCTGAGGTCTTTCCCGGCGGCCTTACCAACCGGCCCGACGTACTTCAGAGCCTCGCCCAGTTGCGTCAGATCCGTGTTGCTGGTCGTGAATGCCTTGGCCAGCACATCGACCGTCCCGGCCAGCTCGTTAGCCTCCAGCCCCATCCCGGCCATGATCTTCGCCACGATGTCCGCAGCTTGGGCCACGTCCATCTGCCCGGCCGCAGCAAGGTCCAGCGTCGGACCCATCGAGTCAATAATCTTTTTGGCGTCGAAGCCGGCCAACGCCAGGAACGACATGGCCTCGGCCGACTGACGGGCTGAGAACATCGTGGTGCGACCGAGTTCCTTGGCCTTGTCGGAGAGTGCGTCGAACTCGGCACCGGTGGCCCCAGTGAGAGCCTTGACCCGCTGCATGCCCTGCTCGAAGCTGGCAGCACTGCGTACAGCGACGGTCATCGCCCCGCCACCGAGGATGCCCACCCACTTCGCCTTCGCGGCTACGGCGTCCATCTTGGCCATCGCGCCCTCGAAGACGCGATGGACCGCGGCCAGCTGTTGGCTGAAGCCTTGCCAACGGAGGCCGATGGGGACGAAGCCCTCGCCGAACTTGACAGCCATTGCTACCCCGTTCCTCGCCGTGCGCGAATCTCTTGGCTAACAACATCCGCCTGGTCGCCAGACACGCGAAACGTACCGGTGCCAAGTTCACTCTCGGGCGCCAGCAGTACGCGAATCTGGTAGAGCGTCATGTTGCCGATTGCCTCAAACGTCAGCCCTGGATAGTTCTCAATCAGCTTGCGGCAGATCCGTCGCCAGGGGATTGGTCGATCGCTTCGCCCGCCTCCGTCTCCGTCTGGGGCGGGCCAGTCGAGTTTCCCAGTTCGTCCTCACCGGACGGTCGGCCAGTAACCTCGCGAATCCGGCCAACCACGTTGTCCATCGCTTGCGACTCCGCCTCGGACCCGCTCTCCCCAGACGCCTCAAGCCTTGCCAGTTCGTCCTCGACCTCGGAAAGGATCATGTCACGGATCTGCTCTGGCGTCGTGTCCGGAGAGGTCTCGCGGATCTGCAGCCAGATCATGAAGCCCGCCCCGTCTGGCTGTTGAGGTACTCGCTCATTTCGGCCCAGGTAACCGACTTCGCGCGGGTCGCTTCCGCCATGGCGATCGACAGTAGCCGGTCCTGAATCTCCGGCGAACCGTCGAACAGCGCAAGGTTCCTGCGCGCGACCTCCAGCGGGTTGGGCCGCTGTGACAACAAGCGGTCGGCGATTTCGGCGTAGTGCTTGGCAAGTCGCGCTTCCACACGAAACTCGCGACCGCCAAGCGACAAGGTGGTGGGTGCAGCGAACACCCGCGATACCGCGTCCATAGTTAGTCCCTCCAGTGTTTACCGCTGGCGCAGATCAGCCGGTCTCAGTCCACGTGCCGTTGCTCTGCCAGCCAAGCGACATACCGACCTTGGCACCGGTGTTGCCGTCGACATCGAAATCTCGGCTGGTGATCTGCGCCGGCACCGTGATGTATTGCTCGCCGCCACCGCCCGTAGTCGACGTGTACAACTTCAGCGTCACGGAGTCGCCAATGTCCACCAGGCTCGACAGCGCCGCGAAGTTATGCGGCCCCTCGATGACGCCAGTTGCCGAACCCTGGCCGACGTTGCCAGATTTCCTTCCGCCGCCGCCGAAGGTGCCAAACTGCTCAGCGTCGGCAACCTCCGACATGGTCCAGTGGTTGAACGTGCCGTACGTCGACGCTCCCACGTCGATTTGACCGTACTTGCCCGATCGTGTGCCCATGGTGAAACTCCTCTCAAGAAACAAAAAAAGGCCCGCCAACCTCCAACGAGGTCAGCGGGCCCGGTTCGTCCGATACCCGAATTCAGTTTGCCGCCGGCGTCACCTACGCAACGCCGGCAAGCACAATGTCGTACTCGATGTCCCCACCACTCGCGGACGAACCGTCATGATCCACCTGCAACACGTCTTGGCTGCCTGGTAGTACCACATAGCCGTCATTCGGTGCCACCAGCAACAGCGTGCCGCCGGACCGCACGCGAATCTTTGCGTCCTGGTCGCCATCCACGAACGACCCGATGGCGTCACCGCCAGCACCAGCACCGCCAACCAGGAGGTCCTGACCAGCCGTCTCCGCCCAATCACCAGCCCCATCCGGTTCGCCGCGGTTGATAATCAAC